GGCAGTAGTAATACGGCTCGAACGCTTGGATCTCCCAAGGATCTTAGCAGCTACGTCACCTGGAAGCCTCACCTCAATCGACTTGAGAGAGTCGATGAGCTTCGCTATCGAAGTTGCCCCGTGCCTCTTAGACAGAGGTCGCACGCGAGGAACGACGGTACGAGTCCGGAAGAGCTTCCCTTTGGTCCACTTAGGTCTTCCCGAGTCCTTCACTCGCTGAGTCCGCTCACCATAAGAGAAGTAGTCCGCAACCGCGGACTGATTCTCCCAGATGATGAGATCAGCGAGTCGCACGCGCTCCTCTCCACGACCAACAAAGCGGTTGAGGACTGCCTTCTTTCTACGGAGGGCAGCCTCAATCACCTTGGGGTTTCGAGGAGTCTGTGCAAGAGGACGAGGGAAGAGGCCCTCCTCTCTGAATGGCTTCTTCGCGAGAATGCGGCGAGCGTCGTCGAGAGGTACACCGCGGGAAACCGCGGATGCCAATCGACAGCGAATCGCCACAGAGACGCGAAGACCTCTACCCATGTAGCCAAGCCCGCCAAGTTCAACCGGAAGGTGAACTTGAGGGGACTTCGCAAGCCATGGGAAGAGTGTGGTCATAACCCTCTCCGAGCGCCGAGCCCAACGCGCACCGAGCCTCTGATCGCAAGCGATCGGAGCCTCGAGGCCTGGGGGCGGGCACGAAGGGGGCACAACCACAGCCATTCTCTTTGGGTTCCTGGTTGGCCAGGCCGCGACCTCACAGAAAGTAAAAGCTTTCTGAGAGACGAACGACTTGGTAACGTTAACAGACGCTCCAACGGAGGCGGCAGCAATGGAATACTCCCTGAGATCCTCAACAGGATTCAGGGTGTAGCCTACTGCGTCATCTCCGTGGGTCACCCGCAGTGGAAACGCTGCGGTCAACCAGTCGTTAACCCAACTAAGAACCACAAAGCTGAGAGGAGTACCCATCGGACTGCCCCGTCTTGCAACCCACCTGATGCCACCATCAGCCCACCAGTGGGAAGCAGCCGACAGCCCCATGCCCCACAAGGCGGCCTCCAGATCCGAGGATCGAAGGAGGCCAGCCTTATGGAGCGTGGTCAGGACGAGCCGCACGACGTCGTGCGAGAGACCGTCTGTCGCCTTGGAAAGATCCGCGGAGACATACGACCACCCACGACGCCGGCGAAGGATGCCACTCCTCGACAAAGACTCGTCGGTCGGCTCCTTGTGCGAAGGCGCAAGGAGACGACCCGAACGACGAGCCCAGTCGCCCTCAACGAACGCGAGGCAGGGGGGAACCCCGACCACGCGATTCTTGAGACCAGGTGTTTGGACCACGGACGCACGGACGTTGGAGCCAAGGAAACCCTTTCGAGTTTGCATGACCCAACGAGACCGTCGCGCCTCGAGGACACCACAGCACCTGAGAGAGGCATCATAACCCAAGGATCCACGGCCGACTCTCAAGACGGACCTGAGGCAGAAACGCCCCAAAGAGTCTTGAGAGAACTTGCCAAATCTCTCTGTGATCTGCTGGCTGGTGAACCACTCTCCAGATTGGAGTGCAAAATCGCACCGTTCATCTGGAGATATCACCATAAGACCAACAGAAAGCATCGAGATCGCGAGCCGACCGCAGATTCGAAGGTGCTCGTCCACACCGCCCTTCGAGCCAGAAAGCTCGAAGCAGCCGGCTGTCGACGACGGGAGGCTCTCAGGGACCCGGAGGTGACCATAACCTCTCGTTCGAGAAAGGATATGGTCCTCCAGGGACCTGAGAGCCCAGTCCGATGCGGGATAAGGAACCTCCGCGACCTCTCGGGCAGCAAGCACGGCCTTCTTCGCCTCCGAAATCGGAGGACGGGGAAGGCCGCGAGCTGCTCGGGAGAACGCGAAGCCGTCTCTTCCACGCTGCCAGGCAAGCCTGCAGAAGAACTCGACGAGGTCTCTAGGGACCCCGTGAACCTCTTCTGGAGGCGCCCGGAGCGCGGAAGAACGGACGGCGCCGCAAAGTGCCCTCACCCGTCGAGCAAGCTCGAGCCAACCGGTTGCCCGGAAGGTCCGAACAGCCCAGCGGTGAAGGTACCAGCACGCCATGTACTTATCCCATCCAGAGTGGACCAACGCAGACCAGATGGCTGTCCAAACCATCTGTTCTGGGTGACGATCGCCACCACGGTGTCTGGTCCTGCCCCGGGTAT